ACCTGACGTGGAAAAACACAATGAAGTATAACCAACGCATTCGATACGTCGAGCCAGATCAAATACAGGCAGGCTACAAGTGTAAGCTAGGCGGGGTAGAGTTCTTATCAATAGCCCAAGCCTGTCGATACTGGGGGATATCCTACACCACAGCACGAGAACATGTGCGCAATAGGAACTACCAAGATGAACCAAGAAAAAATTGGAAGCACCCCTTGAATTATGAAACAGCGATATCTAGGTTAGATACACACACAAAAGGAGAATACTAATATGGAAAACATTAACGCAACACCTCAAGAAATTCGTGACCTAGCATGGGCGCAAGCCAAGGTAGACTGTGATAAGTACATCGAGCAGAACCTAGATGGTCAGGATGCATTCGACTGTGGCTTTGCTTGGGTCAACATCTATCCAAAGCACAAAGGCAATACCAAGCAGGGCCGTGCTGAGCGTAAGTTCCTGCGTGAGATGGGGCTAGACCTAGACTACACAGGTAAGCGTTTCAACTGGTGGAACCCAGCGAACTGTGGCTTCCAGAACATAGGATGTAAAGAGGCTGGTGCCCAAGGTGCAGCTAAAGTTCTTCGAGCATTTGGGTTTGATGCCCATGCTGATAGCCGCTTGGATTAATGACGATAGTCAAACGAAAAAGAAAATGGGTGGTGTATGGTGATGATGGAAAAGTTATCATCATATCCCACAACAGAAATATCGCTGTAAAATACGCAAAGGAACAGACATGTACCAAATAAATGTTTACGATCAATATGACAGACTAATCTGTTTGCTATCTAACCAAACACCCAAGGATGTAGCTAGCCTTTTAGCGCAATGTTTCAAGGAGTTACGACTAGAAGTTAAAGGGAAACTTTAAGTAAATGATAGACTGGTTGTTCGTTGCAGCAATAGTAGTAAACATCTTGTTTTACCTACTATTTTATATTTCTTCTGATTGAGGGGTTGAAAAAGACTATGAACTTTCTACGTGATACCTTAAGTATTGCTAATAGTATAACTACAAGTATAACTAGGAGTTCTATTATTCTTGTAGTTAATAAAAACTATAAGTTAAAACTTAAGGTATCACCTATGGATGACTTTGAAGATAAAGAAATAGAAGTAGAAGAACTAGTGGATCATCTTTTAGATAATCCTGACAGCCTTGCAACCTTTGTAGAGAATATCTTGACCGAGGTGATGATCATGCAAGATTTCATGGAGTTCAATGGCTACAAGAGAGAGGACTATGCAGCATGGCGCAAGGACATGGAGAGGAGAAGCCTCCACTAGATAGCGAACACGATGACTGTACGCATTGGATAGGAAGGATGAAACAAAATGAAACAAAACGTGAAGACAGACAACAGACTGATGGGTATACAGGACTACATAAACCAGCTAAGCAAGGAGAGAGATGACCTTGAATGGGCTGGACAGTTTGACCTAGCAGACCTGCGAGTAAAACAGATCGAGGACGCTAAGGCTGAACAACAAAGTGGTGTAGTTTATTACCCGCTGTTCTAATGATACCACCCCTAGCTCAACTGGATAGAGCACCTGACTTCTAATCAGGGGGTTGCAGGTTCGAGTCCTGCGGGGTGGGCCAACATCGAGAGGATAAGATGTATAAATACTTAGTCAAAGCCAGCATAGGTCTGAACAGATTGTTTCGAGGCGAGAGAGGCCAGACCTTTAGTGCTCGTAATTGGCAACTGAAAAAAGATCGAAAACCTAATGTCGTTTTTGTTATAGACTGGGCACTAGGTGAGGATCATTGTGTACACTGCTGGATAAATTGGAAGCTAAAGAAGTGAGTGATGGTGTAGGAATGATTGAATCAACATACATTGACCACATGGGCAGTGACCTGTCTGTAGTAAACGCAGCACGGGTATCCTTTGGTAAGAAATCTCAGTACGTCTACTCTGGAGTTGATACCAACGGGCCACCAGAGAAAGCATTACACCAACGTGATGTGAAGCTGATCCAGTATCTGGCCAAGCACAAACACATCTCACCATTTGGTCACGCCTTTGCATCTTTTCACGTTAAGGCACCCATCTTTGTAGCACGTCAACTTGTGAAGCACTCCTATCTCAGATGGAATGAGGTCAGCCGCCGCTACGTGGATGATGAACCAGAGTTCTTTGAGCCTCGTCACTGGCGTGGACGTAGTGAGGACAAGAAACAAGGTAGTTCAGGCTTTGTTCATTTATCAGATGATGTTAAGACTGGCCCTGAATTTCTTTATCACGAAGCTAAAACTTTGTATCTAGAAATGTTAGAGGAAGGTGTCGCCCCTGAGCAAGCACGGATGTTACTGCCACAGTCTATGATGACTGAGTGGTACTGGTCTGGATCACTGGATGCGTTTGCTCGTATGTGTCACCTACGTTGCAAGCCTGACACACAGTATGAATCCAGGATTGTGGCTGAACAGATCAGCGCAGAGATGGCTAAGTTATTCCCTGTAAGTTGGGAAGCATTGATGGAGAAGAATGATGAATAAAGACGTAGGTATGATTGGTGTCGAAACCGTAGAAGAACACGAGGATGGTTCAGCTACCTATCAGTTTCACATGGATGCACATGCCCGTGGATTACTGGCAGAGGAAGGCTTGAAGCTAGTGCTGTATTGTGCAGCAGCCAAGCTAGACATGCAGATAGCGTATGACTTTATCGAAGATCATATTAAGTACGAGAAAGATGAATGTAAGTTTGGGGATGTAAATGACAAAGAGAGAGCGAAGGTAAACAATGGTAGCTGAAGTGACAGACCTAGAGATATCTCACCAGCCCTGTCCTTACTCAGAGTGCGGTAGTTCAGATGCTTTCTCTTACAACCCACGTAAGATGGTTGGTGAATGCTTCGCTTGCAAGAGAGCTTACCCAAGCAAAGGGTTTCGAACCAGCATCTTTGACTGGGCAGAGGAAGCCTACCCAGTAGGTGAGATGAAGACACCACCAGAGAAACGTATGGTATCATCTGCTACCTACTCAGGGATCAGAGGATTAGATAAGGATGTAGCTGAGTTCTACGGAATCCAGATGCAGCTAGACGCACAGGGTAACCCAGTTCGCTACGCCTTTCAGTACCCCAACAACGTTAAGTACAGAGGCTACGACGAAAAGAAATTCTGGACTAAAGAGCGTGGCTCCCCACGGGATTTGTTTGGGCCTGACTTCAACGCTGGATCAAGCAAGCGTATCTACATCACAGAGGGTGAGTTCGATGCTGCTAGTCTTTACCAAGCACTAGGCAAGAGCTTTCCAGTCAAGTCCCTGCCAAGCTCCTCGATCTCTGAGCAGTTCATCAAGAAGAACTTTGACTACTTGAATGCATTCTCTGAGGTGATCTACGCAGGGGAACTAGACGCAGCAGGTAAAGCAGCAGCTGATAAACTGTACGCCCTATTCCCTGAGAAGTTTTTCTATGTGCCTCTAACCAAGCACAAGGATGCTAATGACTTCCTAACAGCTGGTGACGCAGGTGATCTGAAGTGGTCAGCACTCAAGCCTCAACGCTTCAGCCCTGACAATTTCTTCGTGGGTGAGCTTGAAGTTCGTAAGGCTATCATTGAAGAAAACCCTTACGCCTATGTCCCAACAGGACACGAGGGACTAGACGATAAGATCAGAGGCTTGGTCAAGGGTGGTCTAACATTCATCAAGGCATTGCGTGGTCAAGGTAAGACTGAGTTGATCAGGTACTTCGAGATGGGGTTGCTTAAGTCCCAGGCTCGTGTTGCTTTGCTGCACATGGAAGAGATGAAGTCCACAACCTATCGTGCAATGGCAACTTATCAACTTGGGGTCAACGTCAGAACAAGAGAGGATGCAGCAGAGAATGGTGTGTCAGAGGATGAGGTTATCCTTGCAGCACAGATCGCTAGCCAAGACCTGAACACAATCATCTTTGAGATGAGAGCACACGATGATCCTATGAAGCTACTAGATTATGTACGCTTGGCCTCGACCATCTATGGTGCTGAGTACATCTTCATTGATCACGTCCAGCGACTAGCGTACCTGTCCAATGCAGGGGTCGAGGGTGCAACCAGCACACTGACAACTGTTGGTGCACGTATGGCACAGCTAGCCAAGGAACTTAACATTGGTGTGATCTTTATCTCTCAGGTCAATGACGATGGGCGTACCAAGTACGCAGCATCCCTTGAAGAGGAAGCCATTGTCTGTATCAAACTGAACAGGGATACTGAGGCAGAGGATGAGACAGAACGCAACACAACTTATTTTGTAGTTGATAAGAACAGACCATTTGCTAAACTGGGTGCTGCTGGATCAGTGTACTACAATCCTGAGACAACAGTGTTAGAAGAGGTATCCTATCAGATATGAAGTTAGTTGTGAGTGACATCGAAACAAACGGTCTCGATGACTGTGATAAGCTATGGCTTTGTGGTGGTAAGGACTTAGAGACTGGTGAAGTCTACAAGTTCGAGAACTGCCACGAGGATACCAAGGCTAAGCAAGAAGCAATCAAGTGGTACCAATCAGTTGATCGCATCATTGGTCACAACTTCATTCAGTTTGATGCACCTCAGCTAAACAAACTGTTGGGTGGTCGTGTAGTTGATCCACAAAAGATCATCGACACCTTGGTTGTATCTCGTACAATCAACTACGATGTACCTATGGTCAAAGGATCACGAGGCCCACATAGCTTGGATGCTTGGGGTAAGAGGCTCAAGGTATACAAGGGTGACTTCCACGCCTTCGATCAGTTCTCTGAGGAGATGGTGGAGTATTGGCTGGGTGACCTTGATACAACAGAGGCTTTGTTCAATCATTTCAAGAAGTACATCTTTGATCCTGACTGGCGCAAGTCTCTCAGAGCAGAGCATGACCTACAGATAGAACTGGTACGCACGAGGTACTACGGCTTTGCCTTTGATGTACCCAAGGCTGAGTTCTTATTGAAGTCTATTCAGAACCAGATGCAGAAGCTAGAAGAACAGTTCATGATGGACTTCCCGCCAAAGCTGACTGAGGTAAACAGAATAAAGTACCGCCTCAAGAAAGATGGTGAGCCAATGGCCTCAGTGGCTAAGGCAAAAGAAAGATACGCTGTCACAAAGAAAGAGGGCGAAGAGTTAGTGTGCTATGACTGGATTGACTTCAAGCCTGGCTCACCTCGTGTTCGTATTGATGCACTGTGGGAAGCTGGCTGGCACCCAGTGGATAAGACTAAGACACGCATCAAGTATGATCGACTGAGTGTTGGTGATCCTTGGAGTGAGACCGTACCTTCTATGTCTAAGGAGTTCTATGAAGAGAAGGGTAAAGACCTAGACCGTTATGGCTGGATGTGCTCAGAGGATAATCTAAGCACACTACCAGAGGACGCACCAGAGGGGGCAAAGGCTCTAGCTAAATGGTTGACCCTTGAAGGTAGGCGTTCCTCTCTTGTCGAGTGGCTTGGGCAGGTAGGTGATGACGGTAGGATTCATGGTACCATCAACAACATTGGTGCATGGACTGGACGCTGTGCTCATAAGGCACCTAACACTGCCAATATCCCATCAGCATTCTATGGTGAGGCAAGGACAGCAGTTGAAGAGGTAAAGAAACAATATGATTCGAATCTTAGAGCTTGTTGGACTACTCCTAGTGGCTCATTCCTTGTCGGAACTGACGCAGATGGCATTCAACTTAGGGTTCTAGCTGATTACCTATGGCGTCACTTCGATGCTGACCAGTATGCTAAGGCTATCATGGAAGGTAAGAAAGAGAACGAAACAGACATTCACAACGTGAACAAACGTGCGCTGGGTATTCCACACGCAACCAGAGACATGGCGAAGACATTCATATACGCATGGCTACTAGGTGCAGGGGTGGAGAAGACAGCGCAGATACTGCGAGTTAATAAGAAGCAAGCAGTCAAAGCGAGAGAGGACTTTGTTCAATCCATTGATGGCCTCAAGGATTTGAAGAACAGGTACATCCCCTTGGTCGGTGAAAAGAAATACTTCACTGGCTACGATGGTCGTAAAGTTATTGTACCCTCTGAACACAAGGCACTAGCAGGTATGCTGCAATCAGCTGAGAGCATCCTGATGAAACACACACTGCTGCGCTGGACATCAGAGGCTAGACGACTAGGCTTCAACTTCAAACTGGTTGGGTTCATCCATGATGAATACCAGACAGAGGTGATAGGCACAGAAGAGGAAGCTACAGAACTTGGTAAGCTTCAAGCACAGTGTATGCTTGAGGTTGGACAAGAGCTAGGTTTCAAGATTCCAACCCCAGGCTCCTATGATGTAGGAAAAAATTGGTTGGACACCCATTGACAACATCTAGTACAATCCCTATGTATAAACCACTAGTAGAAAAGAGGTAAGCAAATGGCTTCAAAAGCAGAACATCTTCAGTTGGTAGGAACACTTGAGTGGGCAAAGGTATTCCCCTCAAATCTTGACCGTGCTGAGTGGAATAAAGAAACAGATGGTGAGTTTAAGATCACAATGATTCTCGATGAAGAGAACCAAGAGAAATTAAACGCATCTAATTCTATGAAACAAATCAAAGATGGTAAGGTTACATTCTCTCGCCCTCACGTTGGTAAACATGAGTGGCAAGGTGGTGCGCCTACAGTAGCAGATGTTACAGGGCAACCTTGGAATCTTGATGAGAAAGGGTACATTGGTAATGGTTCCACGGGCATGGTGACTGTTTCCATTTACCCAGCTGGCGCAAGGTTTGGTACTCGCCTTGAGTCAGTGCAAGTGATAGACCATGTGGTCTATGAATCTGAGGGCGGCTCCTCCCCCCGCTTTCAGGACTTGTCTAAGCTAGCCTCTACTCCTTCAGCTAGCAAGGACAAAGCGGAAGACTCCTCACCCTTAGAGGATGCCATTCCGTTTTAACTAAGGGGTCTCCTTTCCCCCTATTGTTATTTCGTTTTGTTTGCAAGAACGCCCCTTCCCTTAACTGGGTGGGGGCACCTTTGAAAGGAACTTAGATGAAAAAGATAGACACCCTCATTCAAGACATTGAGCAAACCCTGCAAGGTAAGAACGGTTGGAAAGCAACTGTTGGTAAATACATGGCAGAGAATATTGCATCTATGGCAGAGGCCCGTTTCGCTAAACCTCAGAAACCAAGAGGGTACCTATCCCTTTCATCTGTTGGCACACCGTGCCAAAGGAAGTTGTGGTACAAGATTAATAGAACAGACTTAGGCGAGAGCTTTGATGGTGCTGGCCTGTTGAAGTTTTTCTACGGCGACATGATCGAGGAATTAATCCTGGCACTCGCTGACATCTCAGGCCACAAGGTGGAAGGAACACAGACACGAATGTTCGTTGCTGGTATCAGAGGTCACAGGGATGCTGTGATTGATGGTGTTACCATTGATGTTAAGACTACGACAGACTACGGATTCAAGAAGTTCAAAGAGGGTAACCTCAGAGAAGATGACCCATTTGGTTATGTTTCTCAGTTAAGTTCTTATGTGTTCGCAGCTAAGGATGATCCCCTAGTCACAGACAAAACGACTGGGGCTTTCCTCGTAGTTAATAAAGTGACAGGCGAGATGTGCTTAGATGTTTATGATTTCTCTGAAGAGATTAAAACAAAAGAGCAAGAGGTAAAGGACATCAAGACTATGGTGTCTTTCACTGAGCCACCTGCAAGAGCTTATGAACCAGTGCCTCAGTCTGACACGTCAGAGAATATGAAGCTGGATAAACCCTGCACCTTCTGTGAATACAAGAAGCAGTGTTTCCCTGAGGCAAGAAAGTTTTTGTACAACGGCGGCAAGAGGGCTGAGTACCTGACTAAAATAGTCAAGTTACCTAAGGTGCCAGAGGACTTAACCTACAATGAAGAAAACTAGGTTTAGAGGCATCAAGGAAGGGTACCGCTCAGGTATTGAACTTGATGTAGCTCAACACTTAGAAAAGCTAGGTGTTCATTACACCTACGAGAAGACTAAGATCAAGTGGGTAGACCTAAAGCATCGCACCTACACCCCTGACTTTGTCTTAGAAAATGGTATCATCATTGAAACAAAAGGTCGCTTCATTTCTAACGATAGACGTAAGCATGTCGAGATCAAGAAGCAGTACCCAGACTTAGATATTCGTTTCGTCTTTTCTAACAGTAGGGCTAAGCTCTACAAGGGAGCGAAGAGTAGCTACGGAGATTGGTGTAAGAAGCATGGCTTTAAGTATGCTGATAAACTAATACCTAAGGATTGGATTAATGAATAGTGTTGACTTGAAATTTCCTAGACGTATAACTAGGTGCTCTCATGGAGTTTGAAGTAAAAGTTTATATCAAGGTAGACCCTGAAGCAAACTTCTTAGAAGTTGATGACGAAGAGATTCTTCGTGTTATAAGAGAGCTATTCGTGGATATGATCTACGATATAGATGATGTTAAACTAGTAAGCTGTGAGGTATCAAATGGCTAAGATTACAATCAATGACCGTGAGTTATACACGGATGACTTCAATGAAACACAACAGAAAGTAATGCAAGAAATCAGCCTTGCTAGTTCTGAGATTGATCGTATGAAGTATACAGCTCAGGTATTAGAGGCCCGTGTGAATTTACTGGCTGGTCTTATCCTTGAAGAGGAAGACAAGAAAGCTTCTGAAGAGAAAAAAGTCGAGGACGCTGAGGTCGTAGAATGATCAGCGGGGATGACCTAGAGGGCTTTGGTTACTTTGAAAACTTCCAGTCAAGCGACGAAGTAGATTGGGCTGACCTGTATTCAGGTTGGGTCGAGAAAAAGATTCTTACAACTGGGCATGACCGCTTGGTTGAGAACACCCTTGGTCTTGTTGGTGAGGCTGGAGAGGTTGCTGAAAAGATCAAGAAGTTGATTCGTGACAGCAGCCGCTTCAACAACGAAGAGATCATGAAAGAACTAGGTGATGTAGTTTTCTATGCGACAGCATTGGCTAACATCTATGGGCGTGGGCTTCAGGAAGTCCTCGAACTAAACATCCAGAAATTAGACGACAGACAGAAACGAAACAAACTACGTGGAAGCGGAGACAACAGATGAGCATACCCAACACAGAAGAACAGTACGGCCCAGAGATCAGAATCTCAGAAGAGATTCATGCAATGAAGTACCGCAGCAAAGGCGAGACCTTCAAGGAAGCTATGACTCGTGTGGCTGAGGCATTGAAGGATGGGGAAGGACACTTCAATAACTTTAGAAATATCTTGTACAACCAGAGGTTCCTGCCAGCTGGTCGTGTTCAGTCTGCTATGGGTGCGCCTCGTCGTGTAACACCTTACAACTGTTTTGTATCTATGACTATCGAGGATAGCATGGGTGGTATAATGGAAGCTGCTCGTCGTGCTGCTGAGACTATGCGTCTTGGTGGTGGTATTGGTTATGACTTCTCTACTCTACGTCCACGGGGCACAATGATTAAGTCGTTGGACTCCAAGTCATCTGGTCCTCTGTCTTTCATGGGTATCTTTGATGCCGTGTGTAAAACGATAGCATCTGCTGGTCACCGCCGTGGGGCACAGATGGGTGTGCTTCGTGTTGATCATCCAGACATCGAAGAGTTTATCACAGCAAAGAATAACAGCGACATACTCACACAGTTCAACATCTCAGTGGGTGTGACTGATGAGTTTATGAAAGCTGTAAAGAATGACACAGACTTCGATCTAAAGTTTGAGGGGCGTGTCTATAAGACTGTTAGTGCCACTGCCCTATGGGATCAAATCCTACGCAGCACATGGGACTGGGCTGAGCCAGGCATCCTCTTCATTGATCGTATCAATAAGAAGAATAACCTGTGGTACGCAGAGAAGATTGCAGCAACAAACCCATGTGGTGAGCAACCACTACCACCCAATGGTGCATGTCTTCTAGGTTCTTTCAACTTGACTAAGTACATTGTGGATCATGAGGGCAAGTATGTCTTCAACATGAACCAACTACGTAATGACATCCCACATGTTGTACGTGCAATGGATAACGTAGTTGATCGTGCCACCTATCCTTTGAAAGAACAAGAGCTAGAAGCTAAGAGTAAACGCCGTATGGGTTTGGGTGTTACTGGTGTAGCTAATGCCATTGAAGCCCTAGGGTTTGACTACGGAAGTGAAACATTCCTGAGAACTCTTGAAGAAATTATGGGAGTGATCAGAGATGTTTGTTATCTTACATCAGTTGAGCTTGCGATTGAGAAGGGTCCGTTTCCTCTCTTTACTCAGGCTTATCTTGAATCTGACTTTGCTAAGTCTCTTCCTCACAATATACGTGATAGCATTAGCAAGTACGGTATTCGTAACAGTCATCTTCTATCTGTTGCACCAACAGGAACTATCAGCTTGTCAGCCGACAACGTATCCTCTGGAATCGAGCCTGTCTTCTCCCATTACTACGACAGAACTATCCAAACCTTCGATGGACCCAAGACAGAACGAGTAGAAGACTACGGCTACCGTGTATTTAAAGTGAAGGGTAAGACTGCTGATGAACTGTCTGTGTTCGATCACGTGAGGGTATTGAACGTGGCATCACGCTTTGTTGACTCAGCTTGTTCTAAGACATGTAACGTTGGTGATAATGTATCATGGGAAGACTTTAAGAAAGTTTACATGGATGCTTATGATGGTGGCGCATCTGGCTGCACAACGTTTAGGGCAGCTGGTAAACGCTACGGTATCCTTAATGCCTCAACCTCAGAGGATGTAGCAGAGGAACCACAAGTAGAGGATACACAAGACTTCGTCGAGGAAGGTGGAGCTTGTTACTACGATCCTGCTACTGGGTTGCGCCAGTGTGAGTAGAAACAGAAGGCGGTCCTTAGGGACCGTCCCCTCACCCTGCGTGAAGGTCTGTCGTCTTGATGATGGGTACTGTGTGGGGTGCAGGAGAACTACTGATGAGATCAGAGATTGGATGATCATGTCAGAATACGAGCAGAAGAAACTCTTACATGAGTTGAAATGGAGAGAGCATGAAGTACGTAAAGTCGAACCCAAAGAAGACAACACAAGGCGGCAAGAAGGGTAGCATTAAATATTCTTCAATGAACAAGTCTAAGAAGAGATCGTTCAAGCCTAGTCGAGGGCAAGGTTAATGCTGGAAGTAGAAACAGACTTTCCAACTAAACCTAAGAGAACTAGACGTAAAACAAACTACAAGAACTCAGAGAACAAGAAGGTCTCAGGGATTGTACCAAAGACTGACAAACAGAAAGAGTTACTTGGTCACCTAAAGCAAAGCTCTCAAGTGTTTATCCTTGGGCCAGCTGGCACAGGTAAGACTTATGTAGCAGCGACCTACGCCTCTGATCTGTACACCTTGAAAGAGATAGACAAGATCGTAATTACTAGGCCGCATGTAGCTGTGGGTAAAGACTTAGGATTCCTACCAGGAACCTTAGAAGAAAAGACTTATCCTTGGGCATTGCCTGTCCTCGATGTTCTGACTAAACATTTAGGGAAGGGTGTAGTTGATACCGCCATAAAGAATGGCAACATCGAGATGGCACCTCTTGCTCTCATGCGAGGCAGAAGTTTTGATAACGCATTCATCATCGTGGATGAGACCCAGAACATCACAGCCCACGAACTCAAGATGTTGTTGACTCGTGTGGGAGAAGGCAGTAAGATTGTTCTGAACGGTGATGTTCAGCAATCAGACTTGAAGGAAGCTGACGGTCTGTCAAAGGTAATACACCTCGCTAAGAAGCACATGCTTCCAATACCAATCGTAGAGTTTGGAGTGGAAGACATTATAAGAAGTGACATATGTGCTGAGTGGGTGAAGATATTTATGAAAGAAGGCTTATGATCGAGGTAGCAATTACAGATGAGATGCTTCTAGAAGCTCGTCGCAAAGCAAATGAGATGGGCAAGTTGAAGAACTCTATGATGCAAGGTGAAAGAAATCTTCACGGATTCCTTGGTGAACTAGCAGCACAGAAAGTTATAGGCGGTGAGTTTCATAACACCTACGACTATGACATCATGCTCAACGGTAAGCGCATTGATGTGAAGACTAAGGCTGGTAACTATCCCCCCAAGCCTCACTTCAACTGCACCATCTTTGCTTACAGCAGAAAGCAGCAGTGTGACTTCTTCGTCTTCACCTACATCAAGAAAGACCTGACAAGTGTTTGGGTGCTTGGTGCATATGACAGACTAAAGTTCTTGGATGATGCAGACTTCGTTAAAGCTGGCGATAAGTGTGAGAACAATGGACTAGTCTTCAAGAAGGATAACTACTCTATGACTGTCGATCAACTCGACTCAATCGAAGTGGTGAAGTGATGGTAGTTTGCTCAAACTGTGGCAACTTCTTAGATGATGATAAGAACTGCTACGAATGTACAGGTGAATTAATAGACTTAATTGGTAGGATACAAATGAAATCTGAAAAGTTCCACCCAGTGGATAGACCCCAACACTACGGTCAAGGTACGATTGAATGCATTGAATACATCGAAGACTTTTTATCAACAGAAGAATACATAGGTTACCTGCGTGGTAACATAGCAAAATACTTACACAGGTGGCGTTATAAAAATGGGCAAGAAGACCTAGAGAAAGCTGCTTGGTACTTAGAGAGGCTAAGAGATGTCAACGAGTCCGACAAAGAGACCCAGAGGTAGACCACCTCAAAAGAAAACCCTTGAGCAAGAAGCCCAAGAGTTTATTAAAAAAGATATAACTAATACCCCATCGTATCCTGTGACGTGTGGGGATTACTTCGCTGGATGCGCCTTGTCAGGGTTGCTAGCATCTGGCAAGTATTTACGATCTGATGAGATCATAGAAGAAGCATTCAAGTATAGTGAACGAATGCTTAAAAGCAGGAAATAAACTAAGCCCCCAGTTTTCACTGGGGGTTTTCTTTTAGTCTCTTAGTTCTGGTTCGACGTAGTTGTTAACCTTTCCAAGAATAAACATTCGTCTTTGTGTCTCTTCTTGTAAAGTCTCAGCGTCTTGTAGGTACTCCAGAGAATTATTAAATCCAGGAACAAAGTCGATAACCACTTGGTCAAAAACTTTACCACCAATCTCATTGCGCTTCAGCTTGTACATATTTCTGATGTAACCCCTAGCCTTAACGGGTGACCTTGCAGCAAAGAGATCAAACTGTTCTTCTATCTCGTTCTTTGTCGCAGTTATCTCTCTTTTGATCCAAGCCTCTAAAACTTCTCCAGGCTTATCTTCCTCTGTTAGTTCGTAGAAAGTCTTATCACTGGTATTCAAGGCGGGAGCATTATTAGCCCAATTCTCAAACCTTTTGTACAGGTTCTGAGATAGGTGTGCTCTGACTGCAAAGTCTAGTCCAGCATTAGGCACAGTCCTTGTGTTGTATAGCTGCCAATCCTTTAGGTTGTACCTACTCATCTGTCTTTCTAACTCAGTCAAGGGTGGCTCAGCTGCAGCACCACTGATTTGTTTCAGCAAAGGATCAACAGAACCAATCCTAACTGGGTTAGTGATTTTGTAGTACGGCATATCATAGCTACCATCGAAGGATTGAGTGTACTGCAGGAATGGAGCATCAGGTAGCATACGTGTTGCCTGTCCTACCAGTATCCCCTCAGACCCTTCACCTTTTCTTGGAGACAACTGGCTTGATATAGCCAAGTCTCTAACGAAAGGAGTGCCAGCTGACTCGTTGTTAAACTGTCCGTAGATATCCCTAGCAATAGTGGTTGGCATCAAGAAAGTAGAAGCGATATTTCCAATCTCTTTTTCTAGTCTTTCAGTTGAGGCAACCATCTCTTTACCTGTAGTAGGGTTTACCCCTATCGCTTCCAAGATACCTGCTCCAAATTCAAAGTCAAAGCTAAGGTCTGGGATACCACCAAAGACAGCCTGTAAATCTTCACCTGTAATCTTAACAGGCAATCCGTTGTTAGCCCTCCACGCCATATCCCCAGCGTAGAGGTGTGCCAAAGCAGAACCAACGTATGGTTTCATGTCCTCTTGTGAGTTCATCTCTGTTACAAAAGAACCATAGTCTACTTCACCTTGTCTCATTTGAGCTAGTGTGTAACCACCAACTAGAAGCATGGCCCCTGTCATCTGTCTCCCCATTCGAGTTGCCTCGTCTGTGGAAGTAGCAAAGTTAGACCTTTGCATAAGCTCTCCAACAATGGGCGTATACTCTGCTACCATCTGCAAGTGGTTGCCCACATACCTAGGAAATGGAACACCAAAACCTTCAGAGATAATGAAGGGAAGTTTTCTATTCATAGCTACAAGAGCTTTAGTTCCTTTAGCTATCGTGGAGTCAGACTCCCTAAAGGTTCTTTGCATTGTAAGACGCTGAGCATCAATCATAGCTTTGTCGAGGGATACACCCTCAGGTAAATTGTCTAGTGTTCTGTTAGAAGCTAACCAGTCCTTTAGGCTTTCCCCACCCCGCTCTCTGAACTGTCTATCCAAACTACCAAAGAACATCCCTTCTTTTAGAACAGAGTCTGTTGCAGAGTTGAAGATGTTCACTACTCTGGCTGCTTTACCCATAGCATTGTTGCTGCCTATGCCTACATCAATACGGGAAGCTTCATTGAACAAGTTACGATACTGCTCTGGGGCTTCCTCTAATAGGATGTTACGAATGATCTTAGCTTCAGCGTTGTTTGTAGTGTAGCCTCTAAGGATTGCTGTCATGTTTGGTATGACATCCTTGATTGCAGCAAGGTCTCCTGTCAGACCTTTATACAAAGACCTGTTGACTTCATCCAGCATATCAGTAGCGATAAGGATACCAGAGTTTCTAAGGTTACGCATTGTTGTAGCTGGCTGTGAAGTCATGAATGCAATACGCATAGCATCCAAATCTTGTAGGAAGCTGGTGCCCTTACCTGCATTCTTCATAGCATTAGCTGAAATGATTGCAGCTTCTTCACTTGTAAAAGAGGATGCACCTTTAGAGAACAGGTCATCAATACCCGCCAAGTTAGCCCCTCTCTTAATGGCACTAGCGTATCCAAGAGTCTGACCAGCACGAGAAACTTCAGACAAGTAGATCATAGAGAACTCATCTTTAGACAAGCCATACTTTTCTCTTATCTCTTCTAGAATAGGAAAGACTTCTGTAGCTGTCTCTGGGTCTCTCATAGCAAAAGCTACAGACTCAGTTATTCTTTTGTTATCTTTGATGTTAAGTCTGTCGTTCTGCATTAGCTCAATGCTAGCCGCTGCAATCCTGCGCATGGTGCTAGCAGATAGGCCGCTAGTAAACTCAGGGTCAAAGGAATCATTAGTGATACCTCTGAGAATAGCCTTACCTTTTGCTACTCTTTCAGGGTCTAGGCTATCTTTTAGCTTAGCACTCTTTGATCCTGCCCTTGCAGACAAGACCTCGTCTAGGTCAGCGATACGACCCATAGCTTCTTTCTTCTGCTCAGCTGTAGCGTTTTTCAAAGTGTCCTTAGCAATCTGAGCCTTTTGTTTCAGGTCTTCAGAGATAACTTCTTGTCTTTGCTTTAATGCATCCTCAACCTTTATGTTACTGGAACGACCAATCATACCTGAGGCATACCCCAGGGCACCACCAACAGTAGCCTCTGCCACACCACCTACTGTAGCATCAAACAAGAAGTCTTTTGTTGTGTACTCGTAGTCATCAATAACATCTTCACGGGTCTCACCCTGCAGGGCGGCTTGACCACCACCAATAACAGCACCTGATGCTGCACCAACACCCGCCTCCTTCAAGGCTTGATTGTAGATGTTTCTCTTCAGACCTTTTTCAACTACGTTCTTAGCTAGGCTATCCTTCAGCTTCTTTCTAAGCATAAGTTGTGTTGCTTTAGATGCAGCCTTTGCACCAAGCTTACTTAAACCAAAGCTCCCCAAGCCAATGTATGTTGATGGGGCGAATAGTACCGCCTCAGCGTAATCACCTACACCATTCCAGAAGCCTGTGCCAGCCTCCCTCGATGTATCATAGGCTTGCATAAGACGACCAAAGGCATCTTTACCTCGTTGGTCAAAGTCCTTGTTGGTTACGTAGCTGTAATCCCTAGCGGCTGAGACCTCGTTAGCATTCTGATAACGCATGTGCTCAACGAACTGACGGGCCATACCCTCATAGCCCATCTCCCTCATTTCATCTTTGTTGTACTGGTAACGACCACCAGAGAAAAACTGTACTAAGTCTTTCTTGAAATCATCATCCTCAGTGAGATCGAGGAAAGCTGACTCAGGTGCTTTATCTACATAAGAAGCCATACTCTTACCCCATACCTGCGCCTAAATAGTTATTCTCAATAACGTCTATACTTTCTTCTTCATCATCACTTCCAGGGGGAGGGGTTGTTGAAGGTGTGTAGTTAAAGTCAAAGGTAGGGTTGCTAGCTATTTCAAACAAACTTTGTTTATTTTGTTTCATCTGATAAATTCTAGAACCTATCTCACCAATAAGTTCTGTCTCAGAGCCTGAATAGAAGGGGTCATTACGTAGAACTAAGAACCTCTCAAACGCATTGTTAGCAATTCTTGAGGCATTCTCAGGGTCTTTCCAAGTGACAGTGTTAGTCTCTGCGTTTACAGTACCATCAAGCAAAGGGGCTAGCTCATTAACAATAGCTTTTCTAGCTGCTTGTCTTTTCTCTGGGGACAACTCTGTAAAACTTAGAAGGTTAATTGCTAAGGGATTAGTAGCTACTCCTGTTGGCATAGGTGCAGGTGACATCTCACTCATAGCAGTCATTAGCTCTTCATCAGTTGAAGCTGTAAGCACTGACATAAAACCATCTAGGCTTGGACGCTGCATAGCACCAATCTCCATAGAGTAGTTTATAGCAGAGGCTAGCTTTTCTTTTGGAACATTTTCAACCAGCTTCTCATTAAACATTCTGATAGCATTTGTTGAGACACCCTCCTCTGGGTTTTCTACAAGTTTATCAAGCCTGTCTAAGATACCTTCTAGTTGACCAGTTGACTCCAAGTAGGCTGCTGCTTCTTTAGTAAACTGATGGGTCTTTGCCCTAGCTAAACGAGAACTAGTAGCTTTCTGCATCTCAGCGATACCATCAAACCTTTTCATTAGCTCAGGCAATAGGTACTGCTTTCTTCTTTCAAGAAGGTTCATCATGAACTCTTCACGTCTAGCTGCCCTATCAAGCTCAGCCTCTCTCTCAGCTGATCGTCTGGCTAAGTAACCTTGGAGTGCTCTGTTCGCACCAACTTTTGAAATAGCCATCTTAACCTCTCGCCATTAGACCTTTAGATGCTTGAGGGGCTGGTTCCTGCTCAGGCATTTCTAAGGGTAGTTCTTGTTGCATTTCTTGGGGCTGCTCTGCCACAGGTTCTTCTGCTGCTGGAAGGACATCAAAGCTTTCTTCAGTCAGACCTTCACCAGACTTAAGAACTGCATGTCTCTCACGCATAGTCTTCCTGTCAGCTTTCTCGTAGCCTGTCTTATAGTCAATACCCACCTCTGTAGCTACACCAGAAATCCATTCTTCTACTGGCTTCTGGATAATCAAGCTAACATCAATAGTGTGAACACCTCTGGACACAGCATTACGAAGGACAGCCTCAGCTAATGACTTAACATCCATACCCCGCTCTAACATCATGAGGGCTGACTCCATTGTGTCAGCATCATTGAGTCTCTCAAGGTGTGCCATAAGAGCTTCCTCAGGGTCAACGATCTGAGGTGGTCTCTCATAGAGAGCATTCCCTGGTTCTTTAGTTAGTGATGCCCCTGGGATGGGTAAATCAAAAGCTCCCATTATCTTTCTCCTAAACCTTTAGGTTTGTACTTTGGTCGTGGTGACATTCTAAAGGTATCCAATGCACTGTATAAATTATCATCAGGAACCTTCTTGAAACCAGCAAACTCATTACGAATCTCTTCCAGCATTCTCTTCTTGTTGCCCTTGGCTTTCTTCAAGCGTCTATCAACGAGGAACAAGAACATTTCATCTTGGACTTCTTTAGTGAACTTAGTATCACCAGGTAGGCCCATGTTCTTAGCTACATCTTTAAGTGTTGTACCTACAATATTATAACGCCCAAGCGGTGTACCTACAACACCTTCTGGGTTGGTGCTCTTAACATACTGCCCGTACTCACCAGATGGTTTAGTAAAGTCTACTAGCTCATCAATGGTCATATTACTCACGTCTTTACCTGCGAACTTACCCCCCTCTTTGTGAGAGTTATTCCAGAGTAATGAATAGTCAGAGCCACCAAACCCTTCGTAGTTATCAATCAAGTCTAGTAGATCACCAGTTCCCTTGTAAGCTCTATCAATAGTCTGCTTAGGGACAACACTATCTTTTATCATGGTGGTGTAGAAATCAATGTCTAACTCTTTAGTTAGTTCTTTATCTTTCTTCTCTTGCCCAGCTACAAACTTCTGATTCATAAGACCTTGAAAGTCTGGCTGAGGAACATCAATAACTTCGCCCAAACTATCAGCTTGTTCACGAGCACTGGGTCTGCCCATTGCAAACTGTGATCTACGGCTAGAAGGTTTTTGTTTAGGATCACCAATCATTTTATTACCAGCCCTTTAGTAGTTCTAGACCAAGGGTAAACCACATCTCAGTCTCAGCTGCATCTTCACCAGCTGCAATCTGTTTTCTAACACTCTCTAAGTTTTTATCAGCGAGTAGTAGGTTAAGTGCTCTGTCTTTAGCGTTTTCAGCTACGTCGACAGAGAAACTCATGATATCTCTCTCACGTTGCCATATCTCGTCAAGAGCCCCATCAGTTAAAGCATTAACATCTTTAGCAAACTGCGCAAGAGATTCGTTCATAGCAGCTGTATTTATAGTTGAACTGTTCTGCCTCCAGGTTGCATTAGATTGAGCTACAACCAACGCATTGTTAGCGTTGAACTGATCTCTTGCCGCTTCAAGGTTGGCTACTAAACTCGATATACTGTTTTCTTGACCTGCGTTGAACTGAGACATGCTGTTTCTTTGTGCAGTATTAGACATGTTCACAGTAGAAATCAAGTTAGAGAAGAACTGATCTGTTTGGTTCTCACTAGACGCATTGAACTGTTTGGCTGCATTGTCAGCAGCTGTATCATTGAATAGTGATTGAACCAAGGACTGCGCTTTGAACATTGCAGTCTGTTGCTCATTAGACAAGTTGGTCATGTCCAACTGTAGGAATGACTGAGCGTTTTGAACAGCGGCCTGTTGTCTGTTGCTAAGGTTAGTCATGTCCATAGACGCAACAG